ACGTGCGTTAACAGGTGATCCAGGAAATAAGGGGTTTCGATTTAAATGGAACCCAAAACATTGCGTAATTTGGTTTACGCCACCCTCACGGAATTACACCGTAAGTTTATCTCTTCGATTTAAGTGGAGAGAAAAACACTATGCGCTATCGTGCGCACTACGCCTAAGTAGCAGGCGCAGTAGTCCATGGCAATAAAGCCTCGAACTCTGCCCTATTCATATAGCCATGTCCATTAGAAAGCTCACTCAGCAAAAGCTGAATTTGACTTCTAATGGCAACGGTCGCGTCATCAACACGCTGTGTTGCATTAGCTACTTCGGAAGCTGATGGGCGTGACTCCTCTTCCGTCTCTATGATCCTATTTCTAGTATCAAAGGACTTCATAAGAGCCTCGTACAACGGCTTTATAACAGCCGAGTTAACATACACCCGGGACCCTGTATCTGGGAACCGCTGGTTCGGCGTCACAACCGCACTTAACAAGTTTGAGAATTGCTGTCTAACAGTGTCTCTCGCAGCTTGTGTTTGGTACGATTGCGACAATGCCGACATGCACTGGTTAAGCATTGGTATGGGCTCTGCCCACACCGCTGCGAAGTACTGGTACTGATTCGGGTTTGTAATGTTGTAAGACATTTTCTTCTTTTAAATTAAACGAATCAGGACCGGCGTATTTCTCCGGTCTATATTTATACTTACTTACTACATCCCTTTCTTCAACCTTCTTTTTCCTCTTCCTGAAATTGTCAACCGCTTTAAATGCTGCAACCGAATCGACGAATTCGTCAACCACACCTTCGAAACCTTCGACGTCCGGATCATTTATTGCGACGACCTTTTCCCTCAAACCCTTCATGACAACGTTATTGGTGACCATAGCAACTGAAACTACTTCCAGAGCTAACGGCTGCCAACCCGCCTCAATCTTCAAGTCTTGTATACGAACATGAACCTGCCACGGCTTCCTCTTTGCGTCCACAGTGGACACAAAGTAATTTGGAACCAATTTGAACTGGAACCTCTTACTCTTGGCTGCGGCTCTGTACGTACCAATCACGCACTCCTTTGAGTTCACCAGACGCTTGTCTATCACACTTATCGTCACTCCACCTTTAACGAAGTCTGGCACTAGCCACTCTCCGGTAAAAACAGCTCCTAGGATACCCACATATCTATACTTATCTAATGGCACATTGATTAACAAATCTATATCACACAAAGTCTCCGACTCCTTGACAGATATAATATCTTTAGTACTAATAGACACGGTCTTTAACCTCGTTAGAGCCCTCGGCAAAATCTCTTCCTTCTTCGAAAGATTGAGGAAATCACTCACCTTAGGTTCGTACGAGACTATCGACATTATCAAACAAAGAACAAATCTCTAAACAATCTCTTATCTGACAAATACTTAATTATACTACAAAAAGCAAACGAACCGCCTACCGCGGTCTTATGAACCTCGGCAACGGCCTCATCTAACTGTGAAAAATACGCACAATTATTTAAGTTACTAGCTACATCACACAAAGACTCACGTAACTCTTCTAAGTGAACAACATCTCTAATATGTTTACAACCTAACTTAGATATTAGTTTAAGCGGATCGTAATACACAATGGCTCCTCTATCATGGTGAATAACATAACGACCACAGAAGTAACCATACTTCTTCCTGAAGAGTTTGGCCTCGAAGTTCCACATGAGGTTTGCGCCCGCCTGAATGTCAGGCAAGTCTAAACCTTTAGGAATGTAAATCAGGCTATCGTCTCCACAAAAAGCTGCCTTTATCACTTTGTCCATGGGGATCATTGAGCTCAAACAGGCTGCAATGATGATGGTATTACCAATAAAGGTTGTCACATCACCACTTTTCCTTTGATACCAAAGACATGTTTTGATTCCGGCCGTATAATCCTTCAA